GTCGCTGATGTAATCTCGTAGTTTCATAGCTTTTCTCCGTTAGGTTTTCCCTCAAAGTTTCCCTTGTTAAACTGTGGAAATAACAGTGCTTCATAAGAAAACTGCTGCGGAAGCTCTCGAAGAGGGGGATAAATAGTCTCTTGCAGTGCAATATGAGAGCAATGGCATATCTTATGAAGCATTGTCGTTTACACAACTTGCCCCGCCGAAAGGGATCTGGATGCAAAAATTGCAGGTTCCCTTTGGGACGCTTGTAACTATAATCCACGACACAAACCACGTCAACTGCATTTAGAAAGACACAATGTTAAAAGACATGCCTGGGTGGCGAAATTGGTAGACGCAACAGGCTTAAAGTCTGTCGAGAGAAATCTCGTGCCGGTGCGATCCCGGCTCCAGGCACCATAATTATTTCTTAAACTTTGCAAGTCCTTTTATACCAAAGCTCGCGGCAATAGCCGCAGCCAAAAAGCCTTTATAATACTCTGGCATTTCGTCTAGGCATAAAAAGCCATCTTCGATGTATGGACGAGCCTCTGGTATAAATGCACCAATCAACGGAATCGATAGCAGAAAAACAAACCATTCGTCTTTCATTGAGTTGTGAGCGTTAGCAGCCTGTGTAGCATCCCAAGACGCCTCATTTTGAATGACTTGTAGCTTTCTTGTGTGCTCTGCTTGTTTTACCGCCGCTCTATTATTTAACGTTGTTGACACCAGATCGACGACGGGTCCGATGAGTAATTTAAGCACAGGGAAATCTCCTTTAAATTCAGTGGAGCATGTTGATTAAATAAGCCAGACATACAGACGTACATATAAAAAATAGAGTCTCGCAAATTGCACACACTTGCTGCTGATCAGGCATCCGCGCACTCCCGTACCCATCCGCTGACTTCAAGACTGCGGTTTTTTGTTTGTCGATGCCACGCGCTGTCAAGCATTTCATCGGCAGCCGCAATCCAGTGTCCGCTCGATAGATACCGCAAAGTGTTTTTGAATTTTAAAAGGCCGGCGATGCCCAGTTGGAAACTCATATTGACAAGCGCTTCTTGAACCGGGCTTGGGAAGCTCTTAAAGTTTTCGATTGACCGCTCGCAGTCCGCAATGGCATCAGCGATATCGTCGCTTAGAATCTGCGAGATTGCAGCATCAGATAAGGGCTTGTCTTCACAGTTGTGTCCGACGCCAATTGTGAGTTTCCCCGCTGTGCATTCGTAAATGAGATGTCTAGTACCTTCGTGCCGAATTAGATTCTCTTTTAGCCGTTCAAAGTTCACTATTTATTACTCTCTCTAAGCATGTTAATGATTAACGTAGTGTCTGCTCTAGCCCCTCTAATATCGTCCTGCATGCTGTCTATTTTTAACTCAACAATAGAAACTTTTTTGTCCAAATCTTGAATACTTTCAGCGTTGTCTTTAATTTGAGCTTCATTTTCTGCAATATTTTTTTCATTGAGTTCAGTCGAGAGTGTGACCTGCGACCAACTAATAATAGATGCAATTATGACAGTGCCTAGTGGCAGCATAGAGATAAGCGTTTTGATGTCTACGTTCATCGTTTTTGTTCCTTAAAAATTAACAATGGTTTTAAAAGTTTACCAAGGTAAGCCAGTCGTTTGTGTAGCGGCACGATCAATTTGATTCTGGACGCGAGCGGTGCGGTTAGCTTCAATGCGGGCTTTGGCTTCTTCCGCTGTCTCTTCATCTTTAATAAGACTAGTCCAAATCCAACCCAAAACGTCAGACTCTTGGAGATCGTCATATGGTATGTACGAGCTGCTAAAAGCATCGTATGTGCATAGTAGCTTTCCGCCTTCAACCGCTGTGTACGATGGGGTAGTGTCAGATACCGCTGCACAGCTCCAGTATGCTTTAATAACGCCACCGTCAGCGTCAACGTGTGTCATGTCGGTCACCGACCAAGTTGTTGTTATAGCCATGATTTATCTCCTTAAGCGGCTTCTGCGGCGGCAATAGCGGCATTGATGGTGGACATATCTTCACTGCCCCAATCATCCATTGCTACACCTGCTGATAGGTATCCTGAACTTCGCATAACACGCTCTTTAACTTCTTCGTCTGTCATGTTAGAACAGAAATCGTTGTCTGAATCTAGGGCGTTTGTAATGACGCTTACACTGCCAAGCATTGCGCTATACATCTGCGCTTTTTCTTCATCGGTTCGTTCTATTTCGCTCATGATGCTGTGTATCCTTTTCCGGCGCTAATCGCTGCGTCAGTAGCTGTAAAACTTTCGCTACCCCAATCATCTTTAGCTTTCATAAGTTCAAGGTGGGCTACATTTCTGTCAACACAGTCTTGACGGTCTGCGGCTTTTTCATCTGCCATAACGTCACCCGCAATTATGTCTGTAATTAGACTAATGCTGTGACCCATTGCGGTGAAGTCTGCTGCACATTCTTCTGCTGTTCGTTCTACTGTTTCTTCACTCATAATTATTTATCCCTCTAAGGTTTCAATTCTTGCGGTTAATGCGTCTACTTGTGCAGACAGTTCTTGAATTGCTTTGGTTAGTACAGGTATCAATGCGGCCTCTGCTACTTCCTGAGAGCCATCATCTCTATCGTCCCAAAGTCTAAAGCCATCTTTAATGCTAGTGTCAGCATCTATAGCCGCTTTGACTTCTTGGGCTATAAAGCCGTGATTGGTGTCAGAGTTTTTAAAGACTTCAGTTGAGTCAGCTTCATAGGCGCTAAAGGTTTCAGGAAGTTCGCCAAGGGTCTTGTACTTAAAGGTACGAGGCTGAAGAGCATTGATGAAACTTAAACCTGCTGTAGAGTCTGCAATGTCTTTTTTGTAGCGTTCGTCAGATACTGTTGCCCATGTGACGTTACCGTGTGCGGCTCTAATGTCGTCGGAACCTGAACCTATTGTTGTATAACCTGCCGCACAATCGAGGTTAAACCCAAAGCCTTGTGCTTTTTCAGAATCAATAGCAGTTGAATCGCTTTGACTTCCAACAATTACATTGTAGTTTCCAGTAGTAAGAGCATCCCCTGCGAGACCACCGATGAGGGTGTTGTTTATGCCTGTGGTTACTGCGTATCCTGCGTTGTATCCTACAGCAGTATTGTAAGTATCAGCGTTACTATCAGGATTCATACTACCTAAAGCATCAGCACCAACTGCCACGTTTCTATCGCCAACAGTATTGGCATCCATTGCTTTCACACCGATTGCAGTATTTCCATCACCTGTCGTATTAGCGTACAGAGCTTGATAACCTACTGCGGTATTTTCTGAAGCTGTAGTGTTAGCTAGCAACGCTTGACGACCCATCGCAGTGTTGCTACTTCCAGTGCTATTAGTGCTTAAAGCAGATTGTCCTACCGCAGTGTTTGAAGCCCCTGTGGTATTTGTAGTTAGAGATTGATAACCAATAGACGTATTATTACTGGCTGTAGTATTTGCATCAAGGGATTGCGCTCCAACTGCTGTATTACTTGAACCTGTGGTGTTTGCGTACAAAGATTGATAACCAACGGATGCATTATTGCTTCCCGTACTACTTGTGTTCATGGCCTGCTTACCAACAGCAGTATTTTGACCCCCAGTGGTATTACCATTTAGTGAACGCATACCCAATGCGGCGTTATTCGTACCTGTAGTATTTACTTGTAAAGACTCATAACCAACTGCGGTGTTGTTGCTCGCTGTAGTGTTTGCCGTGAGCGCGTTGTATCCAACAGCAACATTGTTATCACCAGTAGTAATCGCAGTACCCGCTTCATCGCCTACGACAACATTATAATTACCACCGCTTGTAATGCTGTTACCTGCGTTGACACCAAAGCGGACGTTAGAGGTTCCTGCGGTTGGGGTGGATATTGTGCCTGTAACCTCTATTCCACCTGATTTAGTGGCTAACTTAGTGCTATTGTCAAACTTTAACCTTGCTTCACCATCTTGTATAAATTGAGCGCCTATTTTATTTCCTGCTGCATTGTAGATTCTGACATCATCACCAAGTATTCTAATTGATCCAGTTCCTGCATCTTTTATATAACTATTACCATCATGATAAATCTGTAGATCATCACTTGCACCAAAGATAACCTTACCATTGTCAGGAAAACTTAGATTACCACCAGAAGATAAACTCATTTTTTCCGTAGCAGTCTCAGAAGCACCAGTTCTAAAGCTCAATTTCGTGGCATTATTAGAGGCACTGAAGTCACCTTCAGATACAGCGGCGATACCTGCGGCTACTAATATTGCGTCTGTGCCTGTTCCTTCATCTGGGGCTTGGAAGTTAATTACACCTAAAACATCATCAGCCGCTATGTCTGTCTCACCAGTTTGTAAAGTCAGAGTAAAAGGCTTATCGTCGGCTGTAGCCGTGTGCTTAAAGTTAAGACCAGAATCATGGACATGTATTACTTTGATTTCTGAATTAGCACCAAAGTTTAAAACTGCGGCATCTGAGTCTAAAGACAGGTCGTCGCTGAATGTTGCGTCGCCAGACACATCTAAATTACCACCAATATTTGCGTTGCTATTAGTTCCGAGCGCCGCACAGTCAATTGAACTTGCCGAAGAGATAAATCCGCTTAAATATATATTAGCATTTACATCTAGAGTACCAGTGTCGATTTGCACTTCTGTGTCTGCGACAATATCTAACTGACCATCAGCACTCGAACTAATGTGAATTGCATCATCTCTAAATTTGATTTTATTGTCAGTTGTAATCGTGCCGCCTGCTGTTGGTAGCAAACCCGTTGCTGCAAAATTGAAGTTACCTGGCAACCCCACTTCAGCTATCGTTATGTTATTTCCAGCGATTAATTGAATAGCATTACTCGTCGGTGTTGTCGTAGTGCCATCTTGATTCGCTTTCACTGTCGGAACGCCAACAGTGTCAGTCCACGGTATATTCACTACGGCTTGTCCAGCCGTATTCAGTTGTATACCATAAGTTCTTGAAGATCCAACAGTGACAGAATTCGCGGCAACGGTTTGAACAGTGTCACTGAAAAGCTCCACGCCGCCCAATGCTGTTTCAGTTGCAGACGGCAAGGTATATGCATTAGCAGATGCCTCAATCGCATCTAGCTTAGTGTGGTCGGCATCGGTAAATACATTGGAATCTGTCGCACTTTCTACGAGAGTCCTTATTTCGGCTGCTGTTTGATCCGCAGTAGCAGATGCCTCAATCGCATCTAGCTTAGTGTGGTCGGCATCGGTAAATACATTGGAATCTGTCGCACTTTCTACCAAAGCGCGTGCTTGCGAAGAGGTTGTTGCTTGACTAACAATGTACGCTTTGGTTGACTGCTGGCTTGGCACCGCAGACGCACTGTCGCTTGCAAAGTCATCTTCGTCAAGGACCGTCGCCATTGCCGCAGCCGTAGCGGCAGCAGCGGTTGCACTCGTAGCAGCGGCAGTTGCACTCGTAGCAGCGGCAGTTGCACTCGTAGCAGCGGCAGTTGCACTATTTTCTGCCTGTGTTTTTACAGACTCGATCGCAGTGGTGTTTGTTGTAGTAACGCCAGACCCACTGTAAAAGCTAGTAGCCATGTGATTCCCTCAGTTTCAATTTTTAGTCATCATAAAAAGTATTTGGCCGAATCGATGTGAGCTGTCCAGCGAGCTCCGCGTCGTCCGCAAAGAGTTGAATCTCGTTCAGCAGCTGTCCAAAACGCATTTCAAATTGCGGCAGACGGTCGTCTAAGTAATAATCTGCTGCGAACACCAAAGCGCCGTACAAAAGCACATCGCTTGCCATCTGCGCGAGTCCGTTCTCATCGCTGTCAGCGCTCATGGTGGCAAACGTGGCGTAGTAATTTAGCGTAAGTGTCCCAGACGAAGGCGCAGGGAAAAGTAGGAATGTTGCATTTTCGCGCGCAAAAAAGTGTGGATTTCCAGACTCTCCACTCTTTCGACGCAGCAGCATCTCGCGCATAGGTATTCTTCGGAGTAGATAATCGTCAAAATAAAGATCGATAGCTTCTAAAAAATCTGCTGGTAATACGACAGAGCTTGTGGATGCGCTGATTGTGTAAGTATGTTGATTTTCCATGTTCGGAACGCGCAGAGTTCGCATGATTCTTGTCTGCGATTGATCCAGAAAAGTACTAATGAGCTGGCTCGAAACGTCTGTACGATTTAAAAGAGCTTTGAAGTGGGTCCGTAGGTCGCCAAGATTCATTGTTACACCCTCTTTTTAGTCGTTATGAAAGCATCAAGATTGTGATTACGAAGACGCTTGAGAATCGCTGAGGGATGTTCTTTCATCATGTCGAAGCCCTCTCGGAGCCATTGTTCATGAACGACAACTGGTACGCTGGCAACACGCATAAATTCATTCTCACGGTGGCTCAGTGAGTCTTCGCGCTGTATTTTCAGCGAATCAAGATAAGTTTGCGGTATATCCTGAGTGTGTTTTCGGATGACGCTGTTATCGCCGCCATCAAGATATTCTGTTTCTATATTTTTCATGCTTAGTTATCTCCTGTAAAAAAACAAAGAAAAAAGACCGGACCACCCTAGGGGAGGAGACAGCCCCATTATCGAGCGGCCCGATCAATTTTCATTTTGCGCTAGAACTTATGAAAGTCCGGTGATCATTCCTGAATCAGCGAAATTCATGTGCTTCAAGCTGTACTCTCCGACAACACTGTGAGTCTCAGCATCGCCAACCGTGGCATTTTTCACCCGGAAAAACGGGCGCAACACAAGCGTCTTGAACATCGCCGGATCGATCAAGAAAGCGTGCGTTGAAAGCTGATGACGATTGAGCACCGTGCGGTATTGACCAAAGGGCGTCACGAGCACATCTATGACATTCACTAGCGTTGTGGCTTCTGCTAGATCGCGTTGTCGATTTGAGCTTGCAGCAAAACCTGCGACGATAGTGCTGTCGGCGGGTTTTATCATAAGCACTGATGGCTCGCTGCCGGCTGTGTACAAAGTCTGGCCGAGGTCGAGAATCTTAGCTTCTGTAAGCGGATCTGTACTGTTCCCGCCCGCGTCTACAGAAGTTGAGATTTGCTGACTCATCGATGCAAACTTACGTGCTGCGCTTGCGCTGCCAGTTACGGCTGCCTGGTCAACACCCACAATCGCGAGCTCTAAATCACGCTTGATTTCTTTGAGTGCTTTTCCAAGCTGGTACGCTGTTTCTTTCGCACGCCCATATGTTGCGACTGTGTCTTGCGTGGCTGTTACCGCAAATGTCTTGGTTAAGATTTGGGTGTTATTGGTGCGCGTTGTAGCTTGATTCAAAGACCCTGCGCTGAAGTTAGCTCCTTCTACAGCGGCATTAACGCCGGCTGCTGCAAGATCATCTTCGAGCCAGGAATGGATTCGCGCTGATATCTTTTCAGTTTTGAAAAGCGTAAACGCGGGGGTGTCAGTAGGGCTGATATCTGTAATTATATCGGCGACTGACTCTTTTTGACCAACAACATCATAAGAAGTATAAGTAGCCATGTGATTTTACCTCATTTTTTATTGCTCCCATCGCGATAACAAAGCGTTTGAAATAACGTCCAAATCATTGGCGTCGCCCGACCGAAGCGAATCAATTGCCGCTTTTTGGCGACTCTTTGATTTGTCCACTTTGGTGGGGGGCGCTTTTTTAGAACGAAGAACCTTTGTTGCAACTTTTGATTTTTTCACAGTAGCGACCCTTTTGCTTTGATCAAATAATCGCGCTTTGTTTAAAAGCATGATGACATTAGGATCGGTAAAGCTATTAACAGCTTGCTCGGGTAAGCCCGCTGAAATGGCATATGTACGAATATCGTTGTACAGAGAGTCATTCCAACCTGGCATACTCTTTTCGAGCACTTTCACAGCTTCTTTCGCAGCAGTCTTTTGCTGCTCAGAATGTTGTGCTTGTATTTGGCTGAAAAATTGATCTGCTTCCTGAGTCAAAAATTTAACGTCGGCTTCAGCCTCCGCAGCTTCTTTTCTCAATTGTGCGAAATCTTGTGCGTCCATTTGGCGCGAGGCAATGAGCATGTCAACCTCAGAATAAGGCTTATATCGCTCTTGTGCTTTTTCGATCATTCGCTGCAATTGCGCTGAAGTGCGCTGGATGTTTTCATCGGCTTGTTTGCGCTGGGATGCGAGTTCTTGAGACTTTCGAGTGAGACTAGCTTCTTGGCCGTAGAGACGCTTCAGATCCTTGACTGATACCTGCTTATGCTCACCGTCAACAGCTATTTCGACGAGCATACCATCGTCGATTGTTAGCTCTTCATGTTCATCGGGTTCTGCATCCTCAGCGGGGTCAGAATCGTCATCTTCAGTGTCTACGTCTTCTACTGTCTCTTCTTCTAATTCGTCATCTGTCTCAATTTCAGATGACTCATCAGTTGCCTGTTCTTGATTTTCCGATAGCTCCTCTTCTGGAGCGTCTTTCCATCGCGATAATAGGGCGTCAGCGGCGCTATCTAAATCATCAAGCGCCGGGCGAGTGTCTTGCACGTTAGCATTAGCCATAGTGCTACTCCTCTGTTTCTGTTTCGTTTAACATTTGATCGCGCACGGCAACTCGTTGCTGAAGAGTTGCGACGATATCCATTAATGCGCGGTGGTGGTAATAACTTGATTCACGTTTTTGCGTCTCGTCAGCTTTCGTATTGACAAAGTTTGAAAAAGTGGCTTCGATCAGTTGGTTGGTTGTCAGAATGAACGTCGGATTACTTAGTAAAACTTCTGAATTATTACCGAGTTCAATCAGCTCATCTTTTTTGGGGTCCATGGTGTCTCCTTGCTTCGTTAAAAATAATTAGCCTCGTGGGCTTGCAATAGCCGTAATTGTGTCGGCCTGTTGTGTCAGCTCAAGTTCAGCTTCATCAATCTTCACTTTGTGCGCGAGTTGAGCTTCTTTTAGATCCATCGTATCGGATTTCAAAGCGAATTCAGTCTCAGCCTTCAAAGTATCCAGCTGCAACTGAAGCGCTTGATTCTGCGCTTGCATTTGTACTTTCATCTCTGCAATCTGAGTCTGACGCTCAGTTACTTCAATTTGCTTTTGCAGCATTTCAAGGCGTAATTGCTCAGACGGCGATGGATCTTGCGGCTGTAACTGAGTCGGATCTGTTAGATATTCCGACACATTCTTGATACCGCCAAGATCCATTATTTTTGAAATCAGTGCATATTTGTTTTCGGGCGCATACATCGTGCTCAGTGTTTCGTCAGTCGAAAACAGTTGATGCATCGCAAGATATTTTTGTGATTCGCGCTCGCGCTCCCCATATCCTAAATGGAGCGAAATACTCACATCGCGTCGATCTGCCCATTTACTTGGTGAGACGCGAACGTAGTTGCCTGCTAGCTCAACTAGTTTGTCGTCTTGTTCGTTTTCAATAACAAGCTGATAGATCATTTTGTAGAGCGGCTTGACAAATTGATTAGCGAAATTACGAGCTATTATTTTCTGGCGCCCCTGCGACATTGTTTGCAGTTGCTCGATCATTGCCGCACTGTTTTGCTTGGATATTGCATCTTTATTGGTGCCTTGCGAAATGCGGCTGACACCCGACGTATCCTCAAGCTGCTCATCTAGCAGTTTAATGGTCTGAAAAATGAAAGGGTTAAGGCTCGCTTGCTGCATTGGCACAATGGCATCTGGACGTGTCGCGTTGACAATTCCACCGACGCGGTTGTCGATAAGCTCCTTCGGATTGGTAAGACCGCCTTTCGTGACGATGTAGCGCGGATTATTTGTAATCATTGCGTGATCTAAAATGCTGCGAGTAAGCACGGTGCGAGCGTTTTGTGTTGGGATTACTTTGTCAGCAAAATTACTGCCGAAAAAAGCATGTGGCATTGGAATCGGACAGAAAGTAACAAATGGACGGCGGTTAACTTTTTCTTTATATAGCAGAATATTGCCAGCTTTAATTACCTTATACAGCTCTGCAATGCCGTCGCCCTCAATATCTAAATCGATGTAGCATTCGTGAACGGTGACTGAGCGCACTTGATCTTGATAGCCAAAGCTATTGAAGCCCCGCACGCTTGACACGTTTTCATGCCGCGAAAGAACTTCTGGGTCGGTTTCCATGTCAACGTCAGAATGCGGCCCAATCTTTTCAAGTAAATCTTCGTCGTAACCCTCTTCTATTAACTCGCTAACCGTCTTTGTGGTCCGATGCGCACAAAAGCCTATGTCATCTAAACTTTTAGCCTGCGGCTCAATTAGAAACTCTTCTGGCGCAATGTTTTCAATGGCAACCTGGCTGGTATCCCGGTATACATACACAGAACCGCTAGTAAGTCCGAGTTCGTCTTCTTCGCTATCTTCAAGCTCCACGTTCTCTTGTGAAAGCAGCATGTCCAGTTCTGACTCAGTGACATCATCAAAATACTCGATGTGAAAGTCTTCGCTCTCCCGCCAGTACGCTTTACAGATCCCGACTCGTGCTAACAAGCCGTCGTGAATAGCCGTTTGCATGACGTTGAAAATATCATTTTGGCGGTGAGCAACATAATCAGTATAAGCCGTGCATAACGCCGCCATTTCAACATCGTCAGCATTTTGCGGTACAAATTTGACGGTGCCTTCCCCTGCACTGAACGTTTCGAGAAGTGTCGCTTTCATGCACTCAACGGTGTCATACACGTCTAAGCTCACGTACTTACTATTCCCATCATGCGCTGGCTTTGGAAGAGCGCCTGTGTAATATTCGAGCACTTTCTGACGCTCCTGCGAAATTTCAGAATCGTAGTAGCCGACGCTTCGACTTATGCAATCATCCAGCTTCGTCACGATCTGATCATCGTCCAGCGCTTCGTAATCTGTAGCCATGTTTATACCGCCTCTAAATAAAATTCGTCGTCTACATGAATTGGCTCCCAGGCGTCTTCATGTATGTGATTAGCAAACGCGAGAGCCATTACACAATCGTCAAAACACTGCGGCTCTGCTTGCATCGCACCAGATTCCGTCACAATGTAAGTCAGCATTTCGCGCAGCGTCACTTTGTCATTAATTTGGATTTCTCCGTCACGGACAGCCGCACGAAGCTCGTCAATGATTAGCGGCTTGGTTTTTGCGGTCGTAGTAAATCCAAGTTTGACCGTTTGATTTTCAGTCAATTTGTCTACAGCAATATCTGTAAAAAAATGAGGGTATGCCATGTCTTTGCCAAGTCTCGTACACGTTAAGATGCCGTGTGAGTTATTCTCCACGATGATGTACGCCATGTTGTAATACTCGCCAAGCGCATAAAGAATTTCTGCGAAAAAGTCTGGATGTACGTGGGCGCGCCAGGTTGCTACTTGACGTTTTTTACTGTCAAGAATTTGTGCCACAGAGTAATCGCCACCGCGCACGCCCATCGCAACGTCGGCCCCAATGATGTATTGCTCGCCCGGATCATGCTTGAGATATGTTGTCAGCTCACCCTTTGAATGATGGTTCCATTCGTTGCCTTCGAGCGCCAATCGCTCTTGCACATCGGGTGCTGTTTTAAGCATTCGTTGCAGCGCATCCGGGTTGAACACTGGGCGACCAGTCGTTAAAAAGGCTTCATCGGCTTCTGCGGGGTACTCCTGACGGAACAAATCTATCCCGTTCTGTGCAATTTTTTTGCGCCGAAACATAAGCTGTTCATCGTCGAGCGCATATTCTTTAACCAGAGTTTCTTCCTCCGGGGTACGCTCAAAATTTACGGGTACTGGCTCGCGATAACTTTCATCGATAAACCACGGAATAAAAACTGGAACATAGCCATTTTTACCAGCGACCGCACCTTTCCAGAGATCGTAGAAAACACCCGACACACCGTTAGCGGTACTTTCGACAAAAATAGCAGTGCCTTTCTGATTGGGTACGGCTTGCGTAAGTCCATTCCAATTGTCGCGTGCTGATGACTTTGCCCAAAACGCAAGCTCGGAGGCGTGACAATGTGTAAGTGTCTCACCGCGGCCAATTGACTCGCCCCCCGCAGTCGATACGACAAAAGACGAATCTAAAACATCAAAGTTCATTTCGCGGCGAGAACTGTACTTGGTGTGAGGCTTGAGAATCGCCGGGCAGTTGTCGTGGAAGCGCTTCGTCATGTCAAAAAGAGCGCGAGTAGAATCTGCGTGATGCGTCACAACCATTGCTTTTTGCGCACTACGCTGACTCACAGAAAAATACAGATAGCCGCCGACATGCGTCGATAAGCCCTGCTGACGCGCCTTTAAAATGATTATGCGGATTTTACCTTCGTTTTTGAGTTGGTCAGTCACGGCTTTATCAAGTATCTTTTGTGCTGTATTAAGATTGAGCGGTGAGATATCGCCTATTTTAGTTCTTATTTTGAGCGCGCTTTTTGCGTACAACGCAAACTCATTTCTCAGGCGCTTACGGATTTTTCTGAGCGCTGGCTCCATTTGTTTTTTCCTCGGCAAGAACCGCAGCTAAAAAATCTTCGGCAGCGTTTATCGTTACATCGGATTTCGCGGCAGGTTTACTCTTTGTAAAATCTAAAACCAGCCTGGCAGCTTGTAGTTTTTCACGAGAAGCACCGTCGATGCGCATTACTTCGACAGCAGTCCGCAGTGCTTCGCGTTGGTATTCATCGTCTAAGTCGTAACCTTGTTTAATCATGATATTTACCATTCGGGTGGCGTACCTTTTAGCGGCAGTACGCTTGGGCTTAATTGTATGTGCGCGGTGTCCGTCTGGCACACCGAGTGGGCGACCCGCATTTTTTTTGGGCTTTGTGGACCACTCTTTGCGAAGAGCTCGGCCTTCTGGAGTTTTCATTAAATTAGAAAAATAATGATCGGGACCAGCGCGACTTTTTGTAATGTCCTTAATCGGTATCGGGGGCGACCTTTTGCGTTGCTTTTTTAGCGGAGCTACGGGTTGCTCGTTTGTTTCTTGCATTAATTTTGTCCTCTAAAATTGAACTTACAATCTTTCTTGTTTGCTGAGATTGCGTGCAATAAAACGTTGCCGGCAGTGCTGTAAGCATTTCAGTAAATATTGTGTGTTGTTGCGCGGTATTTAATAATGTGCTGTCCATCACGTTTTCGATACGCGAAAGGATTTGCACAAAATCTGCTGCGGTATAATTCACATTATATCTCCTTTTTTTAACTCGACAGTGCGCCGACAGTGGGGGTGAGTACGCCACGCTGTGGGCGATTCTCTTTTTCTTCGTCATCTTGTGCAGCCATTTGTGCAACACCTGCCATGACTGCTGCCAAAATAACCGTCAACGGATTTGCTTGGAAAGTGACTGATATTGATGGATCGCGCTTTTGAAGTCTTTTAAAGTAGTTTTGGATTGCTTTAGCCGTCGCGGGATAGTTTGATTTCATCCGCTTTGGATCAAAAAGATAAAACGCAAATGCGTCTGCAACGCGCTCAGTATTCGTTGCAGCATATTCTTGATAATCGCTTAATTGCATGGCTTCTTCAATAGTCATACTGCCCGACACAGTCATGTCTATGCCAGAGCGTACGTCTTGGCGCACGGTTCGGCCATCCGATAATTCTCTCCGATACTCATCGCGCTGAATCGCGGCCATCTCGTTTTGAATCTTGGCGTTACTTTCTACTAGCGATTCAAAAGATCCTTCTTCGAGCATCGGCATAAATAAATTACTGTTTATGTTTGTTTTGCCAAGCCCATGCCCGGTTTCATGCAAAACCGTCAAAAAGCGCTCTAAATTGCCTTGGGTTGGATTAATTAAAATCGTACCAGTGCGCCGTGCAAAAGAGCCTTTTGTTGTCATTCGGTCGCGTTCTTCGCCAGACATAGCTTTCATATCGCGGTTAAAAGCATCAAAGTTTTGATAAAGATTCAAACTATAACCTAGCTCGCTAATGAATCTTTTTGCGGCATCAAAAGATGGCAGTCCGTTCTCATATTTGGAACCCTTTTTTCCAATCGAGAACTTAGCGTCGGCTTCTGGAAGTTGCTCTTTCACTTCACCGACGGTGGGCTTTGGAATGCTCGGAGGTGCGCGGGGTGTAGGGGCGCCAATGTATTTTCCACTTTTAGAACGTTTTGGCGGCGTATAAGAAAGTGCTAACTCTGAATCATCGGCAGGCTTCGGTGCATTCCTTTGCTGTTTTCCAATAGCCATTGCCGCTGGCATAAAGTAATTATCGACGGCTTCAATCGACACGTTGCTCTCTTTCAAACTCCGCAACATCGAATTTAAAGCCTCCAATGGGCGTACGCCTAAATTACCATATTGCAGCTCATCCAACTTCGCACCAATTAGCGCTTTGTCGCTAGCAGAGATCGCTGTATCTGCCATCAATTGTTCTTGGAGCGCTTTAGCGCGATCGCGGTTAGCTTGAACACCGCGCTCATAATTAACATTTGCTTGGCTCGTCAGGACTTGGCCTACTTGTTGATTTTGTTGTAGATTTGCACGAGCACCCGTTGCTTCGGCTGGCGCAATTTGAAGAGCTTGCAATTCAGGGTCTTGAGCGATACGGCGGCGCACCTCTGCGATAACAGCACTCATGTTCGGTGCAGATTCTGTTCCCGTCTGCAGCGCTGCAATATTTGCCTCAAACAGTGCTTTTACATCAGCATCTGTCGCTTCAGCACTTAAATTTTCGAGTGTTGAAATTATGTCGGGCAACCTCAGTCCCGTGCCTCGACCAAAAATATCACGCGGCGATCCCATTATCGCATCATCTGAACTGAGCTGCTCTGCGAGCAAACTGTCAGTAGCGCGATTGAATCTATCTGTTTGTTGGTTTTCGCGTTCTTGCGCTGCTATTGCCATAGCAACTTTACCGCCGCGTTCTGGCAAAGGTAATCCTGGCGCACTTTTGTTTCTCTCCATATATCTCTGAAGCGGAAAGCGTCTTCCAGTAATTTTATCAATTGCTCGACCAGTGATCCCAATGGGCGCGGTAACAAATTGAGCTGCTGTATTTGTAACCGTTGGGGTTTGTCTTTGAGGGTTGTAGTTTATGCCAGTGACATCCGTGAATGGCAAAAATTGATCAGTTAATTTACTGACACCGCCAATATACCCGGCGTTGTGTAAAATAGTTACTTCATTGAGTTGTAACGCCAAGTTTATAAAATCCACAGCTTCTGGCGTATTGCCCAAAATATCAAGCACCGCACTGATGTCGCTATTGTCAACAACGTTTTTAGTTTTGTTCTGCGCTTTCGATGCAACTTTTTCAAGCACTGATAATTCATCTTTTTCTAGAATGCCCTTGTAAGTTTTTTTAATGTTTGAAGCACTTAATTTAAGCGCTGAAACTAAATCTTTGTGTATAGAGTCAATCGCTGCGCGAGCTCCAGAAGTAGACGCAATAGCAACGTCGGTTAAGTCGTACTCGTCGATCACAACTTTATCAATTAATCGTCGAGCCATTGCGCCCTTTGCACCGCGAGCCGTTGCAGCTTTTTCTCTTTCAATACCGGGGAAGCTAGCTTCAGTTGCAATCTTTTGATCGCGCCCTCTGCCAACAGCAGGTGTCTCAATGAATTCTGCTTCTGTGATTTCACCTAAATCTTGAACTTTTTGCGCTTTTTGCAGCACACTGCTAAGTCCAGATTTTGCGGCATTTGCTGCTTCCACTGTGCCGCGAATGCTCCCACCAGTAGCGCCGCCAATAAGTGCAGCATCCGACACACGCCCTAAAACTTCGTCGCCCGTGTATTGCCCGCCTTGAAGCGCGGTAGCTCCAATCAGCGTAGATTCTTGCGCACCCTCAGTTAAAAACTCGTCTCGAAAAGCACGTAAGAATTTTTTGGCACTGCCTGCTGGTCCCTTTTCTTTTAGCACCTTTGCAATGTCTTTGAGTGACATATTTGCAAGCGTATCGGGCTTTAAAATACCTTTGGCACCCACGCGGTCTAGTAGACCAATAAGTAAGCCCGTTGCACCCGCCGTAGCGGTATTGAAGTCACCCAACTTATCTTTTTGCTCGCCGACTGCTTCGCCAATGCCTAATCCAACAGTTGCGGCTGTGCCGAGCACCGACAATCCTGCAATGACTGCCGCAGGCGCACCATACGCAGCGGCAGCGGTAGCTGTGGCAACGGTTGCCGGCGCAACTCCCACAGATGCGGCATTTTCCGCCATCTTGGTCCCTAGAGCTTTTGCAAACGTTCCATAATCGCCGCGCTGTATATAATCTTTCAAGGGATCGGCATAGCTTGATTGGTACCCACCTTCCGCAATGTCAGTTTTCTGTTGTTCAATCACATCGCGTCCGTATTGCTCAATGCCTCCCATACTTGTGGCGCGACCAGCAAACTCAAGCAGGTTTCCTGTCGTTTTTTGAAGCTGATCAACGCTAAACTGCAACGCATTGTCACGGTCAGCGACTGCAACAGGCGAGACAGTTGTCTGCTGTTGAGTGGGCGGCTGCTGTTGAGTGGGCGGCTGCTGTCCTGACAATTGTTGGCGATATAAATCCGCTACGCGCTTTGCCTTGGTGTAATCACCGTTCGATTTGTGGTACTCATAAGCCGCTTTGAAATCTTCCGGGAGTCGTGTCTGTGTCGTCATGATTACTCCTTTTGATTGAAATCTAATTTCTGTTTCCCGAACTTCCAATTTTCATGGTCAGTTTTCTTGTATCTTGAGTATGGAAAACCTTTGAATTCTTCAATATCAAAGTTTCGCCCGCTTATGCAGTCTCGAATCGTTTCCCCGATTACTCTCCCAAAACCTACTGGCACTGCGTTTCCCAATTGCCGATACTTTTGAAGAGTTGTTCCCGAAATTTCATAATCGTCAGGGAATTGTTGTATTCGTTTGTATTCTTCTACCGAAAGGGGTCTTAGTGCCGTTGGATGACACAAATCAGTCGCCGGCATTGCGGGATGAGTTACCAGAGTAGGACTTGGTTTGTCCCAAGAAATTCTTCGATAAAACCCAGTTTTACCACCTCCCGAGAAATAACTTTTCCCCATCGCTTCGGGTTGAACCTCCTCAGGAAGGTCCTTCCAATACTGCCCCCCCTCCAACAAACGGTAAAATTTTATTCGTTTTTCAGAAAATTTTACATGCTCGTGTTCTATATCAACTAAATCTTTTGCCACATCCGAGAAAGTCACCCAACTATCTAGTCCCCAACTATCCTCCGAAGAATGAGTTGGAGTAAGGAACGGGACTTTTACTGAAAGTGAACCCAAAATAATGAGTCTCTCTCGTTTTTGAGGCACGCCATAATTAGCGGTATTATAGAGATTGAAGGTTATCTCATAACCAGCACTTTCAAGCATCTGAATGACTAATTTAAGAGCACCACCGCTCTCCTCTCTTTCTGACAAAGGAGGAAAACCACTCCCCCTCTGATTGTGAGGACGATGTTCTAGCGCCGCAGAGAGAAGACCACGGACATTTTCGATTACAAAATATTTTGGTTTTATTTCTGTAATGATTTGTATGAAATGAAGAAATACATTCCCCCTAGGGTCTGTGAAACTCGCTCTCTTCCCTGCTGTCGAAAATGCCTGACATGGAGGACCACCAACAATTAAATCAATCTCTTCTCGATTTTTCACATTCGCAGCATCTAATATTGAAGCAGCATCGTGGTCGAGAATGTCCCGAATTAATGGCGTATTTGGTCTGTTAAGTTGAATTGTCTTTGAAGCGTGCGGGTCATTTTCGCAATAAAGCAGTGTTTTGGCGCCGGATTGTTCCAAACCCAAGTCCAGTCCGAGACACCCGCTGAAGAATGATAGTGTTTTCATTTTCTTATTTATGTGCCGCCAAGTATTTAGAAATATGTCTTTGAAAACCCGCTTCGCTCAGAGTGCCGCTCATCTTTGTATCAGGAAAATTATTCCAATTAGTTTTCCCAGTTTTTGCAAATGTTCTAAACCACTTTTTTATAATCGTTCCATCTCGAACAGAGTAGTTTAATTACTAAGAATTTTTATATTATGTTTGAGCAATAGTTTGTCGAAGTGAGATAGCGATTTTCTTTGCAAACGTTGGGGGCACTGCATTCCCAATCATTTTGTATTTAGAACCATTTGGCCCTTTGAAAATAAAATCCAGATCAAAACTTTGAAGGCATGCTGCTTCTCTAACAGTTATGCTGCGAGCTTGCTTGGGGTCGGGATGTATATGTCGCAAACCGTCCTTATAAAGATGCGCCGGAATTGTATTGCTACGCATGCTATCCCTAAGTACATAATACTTATGTACAGCAGATTTCTTTCCAGTTTTTTCAGTATAAAGAGCCTTCAGTGCATCTGAAGAGGTATATCTATTTCGACCTGACGATATATCCTCCGCTAACATTTCGAATATCTCAATATCTCGCTGACTATGGAAGCGAGGCTCATGATCGGCTACAAAGTTCAGTTCATCTTCGGTATGAGACTTCTTACCATTAGCCCCTTTAATTGGATAAAGTTTAGGTAGCCCTCCAATAGCTTCTTTAACTGTGATAACTGCAGAAGTTTTTTCTGATGATAAGTTGAGGTAAAACTGATCAACTACATTTTTTGGATTTTCATGGAGGTCCCTGCGAAAAGCAGCAATAATTACTCTTTTCCTCTTTTGTGGGACGCCAAATTCAGAAACATCTAGTGTGGCTTGTCCTTTAAGATTTGAGGATATTTCGTAACCAGATTTTTTAAAAGCAGCACTTATCCTTTCTATGATTGAGATGCCTAGAGGTGCTGCGCTGAGCATACCTGGAACATTTTCAAAGATACATGCTGCTGGCTTGAAGTGATTGACTACTGCCATGTAAGATTCAAACAAGTAATTTCTATAATCTTCATGCATGCCATTTTCGTCTCTTATGCGGCCTGCAACAGAGTATGCCTGGCATGGAGGACCGCCAATAATGACATCCACTTTTTTATCATTAACTAAAGCATCTAAACCTTCGTGAGAGGGGAATTCATCATCAGCATCCTTTCCATGAATTAAGGATTTCGTATCCTGAATATCAGCCAAAATACATCGCTTGGCCGCATCTTTGTAGCCATGGGCATGCATTAATCGATCACACAGAGTGGCAAGCGCATCTTTATCCCATTCCACTGCTGCAAGCATTTTAAAGTGGCCAGATTGCTTAAAGCCTTCGGTTAAACCGCCACATCCTGCGAACAAATCGATAGTGTTAAGCATTGCTCAGTCTTTTAGTAAGTTTTGTAATGTTTTCCCTAAAGCCAAACCTAGGAGTGGGGGAATTTAATTTTTGAATTGCATTTTTCGTAAGTTGCAACCCCGTGGTCATGCAGTTTTCTTTTCGCAAAATCTAAAAACATTCTGTATCGATCATGTGATCGCATTGAGCAACCTACAGACTGCAAGTGAGGGTTATTAATTTGGTAATGATAAAAAACGCTTAATCTTTCTAAGCTACTTTCAAGGTGACTAAGAATAGTTTTGTTTTGAGTAGACCGGCTCCACTTTATTGAATGTTTTCAAAAAGGGACTCGTCTTCGGGAGATAGAGGCGCTGGAGTTGGTTGAGTGGTCGGCTGTTGAGTTCCTTGAGTTTGTATTATTGAATTACTCGGTAAATAATTAGGCTCATAATCCCGCGCGACTTGTATATCGTTAAGCATTCTCTCGTGTATTTTTTGCGCGATTTGACGTTTTCTATTGATATTTAGTAGCCAAACTTCTTCACTATCCGTCATTTTTGGAAATGGACTTTCAAATATAGCCATCTCCCTGTCGCTGACTGCTCCCTTCGTGAGTGCAATACGTTTTAGCGTCTCGTCAACTTTATATTCTTTCAACTGGTTTCTAAGATCGGCGATAGCTGGATCTCCATATGTTCTTGACATACGATCTAGCAAATCACCGAAAGTGCCTTGGATCGGTCCAGTGACGGTATCCCCTGCGTTTCCAAGTGTTTTATAAAGATTTTCTAATTTAGTAGCCTCATATCCAACTGAGCGGGCTTCTCGTTCGCGTTTTCGCATTCTTTCGAGCTGAGTTTGCTGCTCTTGCATGGCTATTTTTTCAGCTTCTTGAGCTCTTTCGTATTCCTTAAGTGCTGCTGTACGATTCGCTTGATTAACATTAGCATAAGCACCACCCGCAGCCGCCAAACCTTCGGTCAAACCACCACCCTGGTAACCTCCACTGGCAAGTACTGCCGTACCCATCCTAAGAAGACGCTCTCTGTTGCCAATTTGCTGATCTGGCGGTATCTGCACGCGAGTATTGTTGCGACGTTGGCTCGTGACAGGCGCAGGTTCTGAAACACTGGGCGCGTTTAATTGGTCCACGAGTCGCTGATAGTCTTGCTCATTATCAACAGTCACAGTATATGCTGACGGCATCGGCGGCATCGGCCCTGCCGAATTGGGTGAACCTGGCGCGGCTGACATTGGAGAAACATTGGTATTTACAAGATTGCTCGATAAAGCAGCAGGCATTGGAGCATTGTTACTCGCCAATGCAGGCAGCGCGGGATTATTAAACACACTTTGTGGATTGCCAGTGTAGAGCGGGGGCGCGCCACCCATTATCGACACGATTTCATTTGTATTTGCATCGAAAAAACGCTGATCGGGTACACCAATATTTGGAACATAAGCTGGTAAATTGTTCATCATTTTAGAAAAACTCCATCTTTAAAGATGTTTTGTTTATGATTGCTAGAAAGGGGGCGGATTCCCAGGTGCCGGAGAATAGCCAAACCCCTGCATTGCGCCGCCAATAGCACCACTCAGCGGGCTTGCAGTCACTGCACTAGGGTTCCTAGGTGATTCATAGACGGCGTTGTTAAGAATACCCCGCTGATACTCAATGTTCTGCTGAAGTGGGAAATCACGAGCTTCATTAAATCTCCTATAAGCATCAGTAAGCGCGCCTTGGTCGTAATCCATGTAACCGCGACCGGCGGCACTCATCATGTTTGCGCCCTGAGAGATATTTTGCAGACCAGTGTTGTACACGCCACCCAACGCTCTATTTGCATTCATTGCATTGTTAAATTGCTGTTGATCATCCGACAAATAGCGCGACATGAGTGAGTCATTAATGCTAGCGCTCGTGTCTGCCATTCGGTCATCAAATGCCCGATTTGCTACGGCTTCAGCTACCCCAGCGCGGCTAGAATTCATATTCGCACCGCCAGAGGCGCTTACATTAATCCCAGGGATCGTGTTTTCGCTCAAATTACGAAAGTCATTACGCATCGCGGCTTGAATGAGTGGCGAGCTATTTGCCGTCGCATAATCCATTGCGCTGCCGATGCGGTCTTGGTTAGCCCGCGAATACAGATCGTTGTAATTGCCTGCAAACCCACGGGCAGTATCGGCCATTTCCGCACCGCTCATTCCGATTTGTGCGCCCGCTTGACCGCCGAAACGAAGTCCCTCATTCAAGAACGGATTCATGTCTGCATAAGTTTGTCCCTGGTACGTACCTTGCTCTAGCGAGTCGTTAAGAGCAGCTTCCGCACGGTCGTAGCTGCGCTCGATGTACGGCGCCGAAAAGTTGTACCCAGCGGCCTGTAAATCAGACTGACGGCGCTGTTCTTTTCGGGCGTCATACTCACCTTTGTATCCTAGAGCTGTACTGCTCGCCATGAGTGCCATTGTTACCGGATCGAATCCCATTTTATTACCTCTTTTTTTTGATGCGCTTGTAGACCACCCGAGGTACATTATCTGGGGTGTCTGCAATGTGATGATCGAAAGTGAATTCCATGATTCTTAAAAACGTGGAATGCTTTTTGTCGCCAACATTGTGCAAAGCAAAAAGCGGATCTTTACGCCACGCCATTATTTGATTTAAATGTTCTTTTATTGTGAATCTCAGAGATTTAGTCCACGGGACGAGGACAGCACAATGAACAAATGTACGCTCACCAAATTGCTGCAAATGCGCCTCAAACTCGTCGTTTTCAATAAGTAAAACTGCAGTATTCACTACACAGCAACCCAAGCGGTCCCGTTGTAAACTACAAGCCCTAGCGTGCCATTACCGAGTGGGTCCCAGGGCGACAGCGCGAATCGTACAGTGCCTTTGCGTGGATTGGCGGGGGGTTCATCTGCGGCTTGTATGGATGCCTCTGAGAGGCCCTGTATGGCCGTCTCAAGGCGTCTCAATTCATCTTGTACATATCTAGCTAGCGCCTCTGGAATCGTCGGAAAAGGCTGTCTAACGTACCTCTGTAGTACCAGATCGACTTTCTCGTTGATTGCCATTTTAACGTCTCCCGGTGACCTTAATTTCGGCATCAAATCCGACAAAGTTAAAATCCATGATTGCCGTGTAAGTCAGTGAATAAGAGAGATAACGGCCAGATGCTCGGACATCAATTTTGTGCTCTGTGAGAGGATCAAAATTTACTACATTAGAAAAATCGGGAGCGTCACTCATAAGATCATTGCCGGCAAACGCAAAATTAAAAGTACCTCGTGCCTGTGTCCCCGATATTTGCGGCGTAACTTTGGTAATAACTTTGTAGCCATTCAAAGACGCCATTTGATCGAGATCAATTCCTGTGCGTTCGAGCTTAATGTACTCATAAGACTCAGTATCAAAAGGGGCCGTTAACGTGCCGCCGTCCGCATCGTCGAGGCCGTATATTCGGTTAGTCGATGGAATAGCCGCATTGCCCGCTGCGTCGAGCGCTTGATTGCCGACAAAAACTACGTGCTGATCTTGTCCAGCTTCTTGCGACGCATATGAGCCGCCGATGCTGTAGTCGAGAGAACTTGCGTTCGCATACGAAGTGATAATCGTCGAAATTGCTGCCGTAGTCGCGCTGGTTACATTTGGAAGATCCATAAAAGACCAGGTACCATTCGCATAGTTGTAAACCGCAGCGCGGTTGCACTTGTCGGCACCGACATCTTGAACCGACATGTCGTCATTGGATCTGTAGCAAAAATAAATCTCATTTAACTTTGGGTTATGCTGGGTAAAGCACAGTGAAGTTTTACCAGTGTCAATTGTTGAAAAAACATACTTTTTAATTTTTTGATCAGCGATAGAGTTCTTTGAATTAGCGTCATGAACAAATATGTCGTCTGTGCCGAAAACATAATGCTTACCAGCAACCTCCGTTATGCAATTTTGATTGATGACGCCGCAGTCACCAAATAGTTTACGGAAGCTAAATACAAAAGTGCCACCGACGAAATCAGCCAGCCAAACTTGGTCGCTGCTGTAAATAATAAAGTTGCTAGCGAGTGGCAGCCCGTCAACTATGGGTGTACGCATTTGCACGAGATCATTAAAGCCTGCGCTTTTAGTGAGATCCGTTGCGTCCCATGAGTCTGGCACGGCATTAGATAGCGCTAAGTTCGACCATCGAACCCGAGTTGGAAACGTAGCACCAGCCTCGGTTGTGTTGAGAGCCAACAAAAAGTCACCGAAAGTGCGCAGAGAGTTTGTTCGGTAGTTCGACGGCCAGTTAGTTAAATCCACAAAGTCATTATTACTGCCGTTCAGTCTAAAGACCGGCGCTCGATCAACACGATTGATGTACGTAACGTTTGCCAACGAAGTGCCAGTGAAAGGCTCAGTGGTCGCGCTAACAGTAAAGCTGTTCTTGTTACTCACGCTCCCATTTGCAAACTCATCGATATCATAAGTGTCTGACACTAAAACGACTGTTGAAAAACCGCCCGTCGTGGTGGTGATTCCGAAGCAGAACGCGGGAGCTACTGACAGCGAGTTTTGTACTACATAAAACAACGGGGCGCGCTGCACTGATCCTTCGTCGAATCGCACATTCTTTGCTCGCGTGAAGGCGTTCACTGGCAAGTTCGCAGGCTCGATATCGGTAATGACACCTATTTCTGACATATTAGTGAGAGAAGCATTCGGCATGTCGAGTCTCTCCTATAGTTGTGTACGCTTCCACATATAAACCACAATATATGGCTGTAGAATGCTGTGCGCTTGACCACCGCCCGTAGATTGAGTGGCAATTGTGGCCGTCGGATCACCAGGTTGTGTACCAGCAGGGTGCGTAGTGACGCCTACATCATCGAGCTCCTGGTATAAAATATCGTGAGTGTGCGCTGGCATCTCATCGACAGTTAATGTATGCGTTTTATTGCCCCCGGTAGCCTCAACCGTATCAAAATCACCGTCGCTACTGCTAAGACCGACGAGCACTCTACCTGCGCCAAATGCTGTCCAAGTACCGCCGAAAAGCGTACCAGGGTCCGTCGCAGTGATGGACGTATAGATTGCTCCGACTGGATAAATGGTCTTGAAGGCTTCAGTCTTTAGCAAACTCCACACAGCGCTAGCATCAGTGCCACTATCGAGAGATACCGTCGAACCACTGATAGCAATCGCAGGCTCAACAACACCTATTAGCGTCTTGACTTCGGCACCCGTAATTCCAGTGTTGAGGCTTGGAGTGCTACCATCTGAAGTCATTGCAGTAACTGTGTTGAGCACCGCAGGCGTTGCCGTTACAGCAGAATTAATATTTGGAAAGGACTGTTGAACCGCCGTCTTTATTAACCGTAAATGATCATCCGCTTGGCTCAATGCATCTTGTGCCGATGGGTTAGCTACATTGAGCGAACTGATGTACGAAGCACTTTCGAGTCCCATTAGCTATTTCCTTTTTTTACCGACGAAACTGTCTGGCCTTTTTTAAACTTGATGTTAGCCGTTTTGTTGGTCGTCTTCTTTGCGGGTGGTCGTCCTACGCGAGAGCCGTAGGTTCCTTTTCCTGATGGCATCATGTACTCCTAGCAGTTTTACGAGTGGGTTTTCTGACAGTCTTCGCAGCAGCAACGAAGTTAGCATCAGTTGGTGCTCCCTTGCTGCCCTTTGAGCGCATACGCTCACCAGATCCAGATGCTATTCGTTTTTTCTTCGCGGCAATGTTGGGTAATGCGTTGCCACGCCGTGGAGTAGCCACTAGCGATCACTTTCAAACCAGATCGAGTGGGACATGAAGCTGACACGGAGCGCACGAATGCGGTAACCGAAAGTTCGGCGCTCGCAGATTACTTCGAGAGCCGGGAGGAAATTGAGTGTGTACGCCTGGGTAAGGTCATTGGTAACTGTGGTTTTCACTGTGGAGCTCCTTTTGAAAAGGTCGGACAACAACAACAACAAGCGGTCTTTAGCTGACATTTTGAATTGGCTTTGGTTTCGACCGCATGGGGGGCGTATTACGCGGCGGGAGTCCCTGATTTGTAGGCCATTTGGCATATATATCATACACTTAGGACGCCAAGGGATTCGGTATCCCTTGGCGAACACTACCTAACCCAAGAAAAACATATCGGACTACCCACATAAGTTTCTTTAAAAATAGGGACTTACGTTACACTAGGTGTTACTTTGGCTGCACTGTTGCCGACACTATAATGTGCCGACATAAATATAATATAAACTTGAGTCTCTCCTACAGCGACTCTTCAGTAACTATAGTCTCTCTTAGAGTCATCTATAGTCTCTCTATTATTTTTTTTCTTCTCTTCGTCTTCTCTATGTGTACACCTAGCGTCTCCTCTTAAAGAAAGACACAAAGAAAACACCCATATAAAACAATAGCTTACAAAAAGCGAATCGAGGGTTATTTTAGGGGGTTTTGGGGTGTTTTTAGTACGCATTATTCACTTAAAATGGCACATCGTCGAACTCTTCGGTTACCTCATTTAGTCGCCCACTGTGTCGGTCATAGCAGAGCTTGTCGGCGCACCCAACTTGCCCGGTGTGTCTGTTTTTGAGGACAACTATCTGCCTGAGCGTTGAGACATCGTCTGGACAGACGCTGAGTCCAATGCAGATATCACTGAGCTGCACAATTGCCCCGGAGCCTCGCAATTGGCTCGCATCGATTTTTGCTGTGCCATCTTCGTGTGCGCCGTGGGTTGGTCTTTTGAGGTGCGAAATGAGAAACAGTGTGATTCCTAATTCTTGCACTAGCGATCTGAAGTCTGTCATCAGAGTGTCTATGAGCCGGCGCTCGTCTTGTACTTTGCTAGTGGCTTCGCCGATGAGCATACTTATGTGATCCAAGATAATCACCTTCGCTCCGTGGGCTACCATCCAGTGAATGTGGTTTTTAATCACTTTGATGTCCCGAGTACCCATATGGTCGTACAAAAAGAGAGGGCGATCAGTAAAAAGATCGCTGTGTGCTTGCACGATTTGCTCATCTGTTACTACGTTCTGGAAGTTAATAATGTTCTTACTAAGGTGAATGCCTACTAATCCTTGTAATGTGCGTTTATTTGTCTCTTCCAGCATGATCATGCCGAGCACCTGGTCCGCTTCATGCAGCGTGTACGCTAGCTCTCTAATGAAGGTCGATTTACCGACGCCAGAGCCGGCACAGAGCGTTATCATTGTGCTCGGCTGGATGCCCATTGTGAGCTCATTTAAGCGCGTGTACGGGTATTTAATGGCAGACATGTCGTCACGTACTGCAATGACTTCTCGTAGATCCTCGGCTAATACAATGCCGTCTGGACGCGCTTTCGTTGCATTCATTATTGCATCGATAATTGCTCTCGGGTTTTTGTCGATGAGTGCTTCGTTCGCGTCTTTGTAGTCTTCCATGGTTGCTATTGACACTCGACCTAATGGGAGCACTTCGATGCAGCTTTTGGTGGCTTCTTTGCCTGGCGTATCACCGTCAAAGAACAGGCATATTTCGCTGTAGCCGAGCACAAAGTCGAGATTATCGAGAATAGATTTTTTAGCAGACTGCGCGCCGTTAGGGACGCTAACAACGACGATGTGCTTGTGTCCAAATGCTTGTGCTACGCTCATTGCGTCCATGGCGCCTTCGGTGATCACTAAGCATTCGCCTTCGCCGCTGTAACGGTACTGCGCAAAGAGGGGCATTTTTCTACTATTGCCAAGTATCGAAAACTGCTTGTTTTTATCTCTGGTTTTCTGGGCTACCAAATTACCTTTTTTATCCAGGTACTGCTCGACTTGCACTGTTGTGCCGCTTCTGTTTTTAGCGGTTAAGTACTGGAAGCGTTGGCAAGTCTCTTGATGAATGCCGCGCACTGATAGCGCTTTACACTCACCGTTTGTGATAAATGCGGTATTTAGTGATTGAACCTCGCTATCATTTGAGTTTACACTAGGTTTAACAGATGACTCGTCAACATTTAAAGCGTGGTAATGCTGACATGCAAAACAAAAAATATGATCAGAGTATTCTGCGCAGGCATCACTACTACCACATTCAGTACAAGGGACATGTCTAATAAAGACTCCCTTCGTATCACTATTGTACGTCTCCATTTACATTAGCCTTTTTTGATTGGTTTTAGGTGTAATTGGTTTAGATTCAATTGAACTACTGGTTTTACTGTAGGCAAAATCCTACACTGTTCCTTCTTCAATGACTCGCTCTGGTGCAACGACTGGCCTGCGGGGGGTTTTCTAGGCGTTACGCTTTCTCCTAAACCCACGCCGCCTTTCGTTGCGCCAGGGTAAGTCACCATCCACTGGTGCCGTTTATCGCGAGCTCGTCGGCTAACCACTCCGCATATTTCAATGCTTTCATTTGATCTTCGAGTGCCTTTCCTTTTTTGTCGAGCCGCAGTTCGTATTTCAAGACGTTTCCACGGAGATATCCGATAAATTGCTCGCGGCTTAAAAATGCGCGCATCACTTCTATTGCTTCAAGACCGCCACTTTTATAATGATCAGGGCATACCGGGGATGCCACTTCCATGGTGTCTGTCGATGTGACTGAGTCGAACGGGTGTGTGTGCGCTGTTGCCATTATCTGTCTTCCTTTTTTTAGTGAGTGAATATCTACAATATAGGCAGTTTGGATTGGGGTTAATGACGCTATGGTGTATGCACATCTCTGCGTAAGCGCCGCCCCAAGTTTTAGTTTCATACAACCATCGCATGTCGCTGTGGTCGTAGTGCTTATCTTGTGCGGTGAGATCAAGTTGCTTGAGGTCGTACGCTGTCAGCTTCATGAGGGTTCCCACAGACGCACTTCCGACATTGCGTTGTCCCAGTCGTTATATCTCAAGATCCTTGCCAAGCGCGCTTGTAATAGCGCATCGTCGGCCGAAAACCCGCCCTTTTGAAATGCTTGGACGACTTGCGGCCAACCACCGTCTCGCCCCAGAATTTTCTCGGCTGTTACTGGGCCTACTCGCGGCAACCCTGGGAAGCCGTCAGCGGAATCACCGACCAGGGTCTGGAAAAGCCAAGTGCGGTCTGCAAGTTCTTTTGAGCTGCTACCGAGCTCTTCGCGTTGTGGCCGGTAAAGATTCGCAGGTATAGTCAGCATATCTTTGTCGTCAGATACAATGATTGTGTTGCTACCTGGCGCGGTTGCGAGAATGCCCATTATGTCGTCAGCTTCGAGTGTAGGCTCGCAGCAGTAGGCGTAGCTCTCTTTGCACCACTCGACAAACGCTGTGTAGCCCAGCGGCTTGCGGCTTTTCTTTCTGTGAGATTTATAATCGGGGCAAAGAGTTTTTCGGAAATTGTTGTGGCCGGTGAGACACATCACGACACTCTCGACTTCCCACTTTTGTTTCCAATGCGAAATTTGTGCATTGAAAGATGCCTTTGCGGCGGCTACATCGCTGTACAAGCTCCAGCAGTCGGTTGTCCATTCGACTTCTTCCTCAGTTGCAATTAAAGCGCGAAACAAATAAAGATCCGCGTCAATTAACAAACTCGTCTGCTGTGTCCACTTTTCATTCGTCAAGAAAGTCTTTAATGTCATGCTGGAGCTCCTCTAAAAGTTGCTTACCATTATTGGTGGTGCGCCAACGGTTGCCCCATTTTTCGGAAGAGACTTTCGTTGTTAGGAATCCTTCGCTTGCGCACACGGCTATCCATTCTGCGTGCTGCCGAGCAAATTTGGATTTGCATGTAAAAGGCGTCCGATTCGCGATATCAAGAACCATATGCATTGCTAGGATGTCCAGAATTTCCTCAGTTGCATTTGATAGAAGCGTTTTATCAATGGGTATCGGCCCATGATTTGCCGGTGCTATATTCGGCTTCGATTCCAATCTTAAAATTGAAGTCTCTGCCCGTTTTTTTCGCCATTCGTCTAGATAAATTACCGACATGTTCCGCGACCTCCGCTGTTGTCGTTGCGATTTGCACTTCGTCGTGTATCCACCCGACTATGCGTGCATCTTTAGATAAGCCGTCCGTTGCAATCGCCTCGTGAATATTGGCTACCCACTGTTTACTTATGATTGCGCCGGCAGATTGCAAAAGTTGACTTAGCGCGCGGTGAGCAGAACGTATGTAAAGTTTTCGCCCGTCTAGACCGATTAGGTGTCCTCGTTTTTCGTGCGTTTCTCTGAGTTTGTCTTGTAGGTTCGCAAAAGCTGGAACTGCTTTGTTAAAACGCTCTTTGATGACTTTTCCATCTTCTGCTTTACCACCTACGATTTCGCCAAGGCGTGCGTTTCCGCTGCCAAAGAGCATGGCATACAGCATTGTCTTTGCTTGCGAGCGCTCGGCAAGTCCAGCAGCCTTTTGGTTGTATGTGTGGATGTCGCCGCGCAGAATAATATTCGCGTATTCGCCTTGGTCCCAGGGGTACAAAAAATGCGCCAGACAACGTACTTCGATGCCCGAGAGATCCGCACCGCAGAGCGTCCATCCGTCGGGGACTGTAAATAACTCTCGGCACTCTTTACCGTATTTGGATTGTACCCCCGGCACCTGCTGTAGATTTGGTGATCGACAAGATGCGCGACCAGACACTGTGCCATTAGCAATTAATTGATGGCGGATCTTTCCGTCGTCTTCAACGAGACTCATCCACGCTTTTGTACCCTCCGCTAGCATCGCGATGCGCTTTTGAATTAAGAACATTTGCGCTATCTTTTGCGCTTCTGGATATGGCAGATTGGCAAGTACGAGGTCGTCAATTTTAGGATCTTTAGTTGGTGTAAATTCCCTTGGCTCCCAACTATATTTTTGAATTAAGCAACGGGCGATATGTGCTCGCGAATTGGGATTAAATTCGACAGTGCGGCGCTTGATAAACGGCTCATTCGCTTTATAGCCCAGCGTTTTGTTGTCGCGTTTCGGGATGAATGTTTCAGTCTCCTCCCAGGGTTCAAAAAGATTTTTCAGTTCATCTGCAAGAACTGCTCGGCGGGATACTAAATCAGCATAAAGAGATTTAGCTTTTGGAATGTTAAAGGTCCAACCGTTACTACCGATTTCGTCACAAATTACTGCCATCTTATGTTCAAGCGCAATGCTTTGCTCACTAAACTTTTGCTTCAACAGATAGTCATAGAGCTTCACAGTGACATCAACGTCGCGCATACAGTACGTCGCCATATCTTTCGTAAACTTTTGCCAGCCGCCGGTGTAATCGCCTTTCGGAAAATCGAGCCGAATACCCCATGCCGCCAGACTATGACTACCGATTTTAGATCCAGCGAGCGGTGACTTTTTGTTCTTCACCCTAAAAACCAGGTCGTCTTCGCGAAGATTAGCGCGAACAAGGCGTGAAAGAACAAGCGTATCGGTAATCTTCCCCCGCGGTTTGAACCACGTATAAACTTTTTGAATCGCTGGAATGTCGAAATTTAAAATGTTGTGTCCAATGATTTCGTCAGCTTCATTCAACAATTTCACAGTGTCCTCAAGCCCGGTTGGCGTATACCGAATCTTTGGCTTGGCGCCTTCAAGGTTCAGACACTGAAAAGCTATACAATGTATTTTAGTGAGATCAGGGAGCAGTCCGTCACTTTCTAAATCAAAAGCTATGCGCACGCCATCACCCCAAATTTCGTAGTGAGAAAAATTTAGAATGCTGCGGATACTGGCCGACAAAAAGGCGCGCATAATAGGGCGCATGGTTGTTATTGATTTTGAATCCGAAATCTTCATTGGACTCTACCGACGAGTACCAGCGTATGCGCTCAATGATGCTGTTGGCGCCAAATCGCGTTCTTCCGCTATCAATCGCAACAAGTGCATAACGTTTGAACAGCTCATAAATGTGTGGATTGTCTCTGTGATATTCCAAAAATTTACGCTCTTTTTCGTTTTCAACAAGATTAAGAATTGTTTGCCGCATCAGATATCTCCTGTGGGTAAAGCCAATCGTCTGGAATCTTTTTGTGCGCAAACATAAAGCCGTTTTTATGACAAAACATGGCGTATGTTGTTTTTGATTTTTTGTAGATCCGCGCGTTGGCGTTTTGGAAAACTAGACGGATGTCAAGTTCCGGGTATTGCTCTTTGATGAGTAAATGTTTCTTGCGATCTTCGAGATCCCAAAGTCCTTTCGTCTCGACAAAAAAAAAGCCGCCCCGTCCATTTGGTAAGCGAAAATCCGGTGTGTAAGTAGCAGCACGCGCGGGGACTAAATAATTGATTTTGTGCATTTCGTACTCAACACAAAGTCGTGCTGCTGTGATCTGCGCACTGATCTTTTCTTCGAGTCCAGAGCGGTATCGCCGTTTAGAATTGATCTTCATCGGCGTCAAATGTGTCTTGGGCGACTGCCTCGTGAACAAACCCGTCGTCTACGGCGTCAAAGCCGGTGTTTGACTGTGCGTAGCTAATAATTTGAACCCGACTAGGATACGTTGTCACGCCTTTGCTTGCGTTATCAAACGCTTTATACGTACCCCCAACGCGCACCACTGATCCCGCCCAAATGTTACGAACATCTTCATCGGGTATACCTTTGCCCGTCGAATCAAAGAACTTTGGACGATACTTCGACTTGGTTTTAAAAACCCAGCGATCCTCATCGTTTTTTTTGAAGGGGAGGCTTACTTTCTTTTTTCCGAAAGTCTCTGCGGCATATGCTTCCATCTCGTCGAAAAACTGTGGACGTTGATCAAAGACCAGCATAACGCTATAGACGCCATCGTCGTTGTACTCAAAGTCCGGGGTGGTTAAATGCGTGTAACTAGTCTCAGCTATCGGTGTTTGAAAGCGTAGTTTCTTTTCTTTCGTCATGAGGTGTTTCTCCTTTTGTGGTTTTGAAACGGAAATAAAAAAGCCCCTGACAAAAAGGGGCATAAAAAAGCCGCCCAAAGGCGGCAAGGGAGGGAAAAATTTATAAACTATGAAGTGTCATAAAAGAACGATAGAGGCTTTCTAATGAGCCTGTGGTGTCTTGTTTAATTGCTTTAATAATCTCAAGCTGTTGGGCTTCTCCGCGCTTATATGCGCTGTGGTCGTCGCTAAACGGATAAGTAAAGTCATACCGCAACAAAAGAGTTTTAAATTGTGCTTCAGTCATGTAATTTACCTTTTTGCCATGCGCCAAGCGCCACGACTTTAAAGGACTCAAGGATCTCTCTGAGTTCACTGGAGTCCCCGAGAACACCCTCCGAAATTGGGCAGTAGATTACCCACGGCGCTTTTATCTGATCGTGTTGGGGGCTTCTCTGGCTCGGACGGTGGACTTGGTTAACGAGTTAAGCCGCCCGTAGGCGGCGAGGGCAAACCGTGGAATCTTTAGCTAAAGCACCACTCACTTTTTGTGATCTCTTTCAAATCAAGATCGCCTTTAGTCGGAATTGATTCTATTTTCTCAAGGTTCGGGACAGACAAAACAGCGCGCACACTTTTGTCTACCACATCGAAAATACAATAATCTTGGTACATGTCAATAAACGTTTCACGCACAGTCGCGTACATTTTTTCCATGTCAGCAGACGTGCTCCCAAAGGAATCGTGGATAACAAAAAAATCATTGATGCCTTTTTCTTGGCACGCAAGAACTGTCAGCAAAAGGTGCGCAGAGTCTAAACTGTGAATAATATTTGCACCGCACGCATTTTTCATCCGATGTGTGTCGCATTTACCCGTAAAGTCCGCAATCGCTACAGTGCGACGTTTGTGCGTTGGAAGCCTTAATTCATTTTCAAAAAACCAGAGTTTGAGCTTTTTGCCGACTTTGTGAGCGTAATATTGATGCGCCACAAATTCACTTGGCGTTTTCCATATCAATGGCTTGTTTTCGAGCGCAAGCAGACCCGCGCAACTGCGCAAATATGACATAGTCTCTGCCGCCGAACTTACGGTGCTTTCCACCGCGCAAAAAACGTGTTTCGCGGCGTACATTGCGGCACTTTTGTGCTCCCACTCGGTACGCCCAAATGGATGCTCAAACTCTCGGTCTGCTAACCTTTTACGCTCCAACGGCTGCATTGTGTCAGTGACAAGCTGTTGTGCCATGCCCCACGCTTTTGACGAGTAAAAATACGTCATCACGTTCCGCTTCACATCGCCTCTACCAATTCCATAAGCCAACCACTGTTGCCGCTGAGTTTGATATTTTTCGCTGGAATCTTCGCTAATGCTGTCAGTGACTTTATCCGCAACCACTTGATAAAGATCCGCGATTTTGTCTTGTGGTACAAGATTGCAGAGCGCACCATCTTTTTGACTTCGCGTAATTGCGCTGTAATGCTGCGCCCCACTGTTCGTCGCGTCAATTGCGACCGGGAGGCCGCTCTCGTAATTATCAGGATCTTGTGTGTATAAATACAGCTCTCTACACGCCGACAAAAATTGGAACGGCTTGTCGGCTTGATGCCATTGTGTGTTGAGCTCAAAGTCTTTACCACACGCTGTGATCCAATCCAAATTCATTGTGGCCCAAATTTCCCGCTCGACGAGTTCGCGCTTTGCAATTTTATCAAAATCGCCAGTATTCGCCGCGTGAATGAGAAGCCATTTCAAACTGTGTCTTACTGGCTGTTTATTTTTTAACAAAAAAAGAGCTTTTTGATAATCACCTCTTTGATAATTAAAGGGTGAGACGAAGTAAGCACGCCCACGTCGATCGCAATTTGCTCCAAGTCTAAATTCTTGTTTTTCTATCAGAAGGTCCGCGATGTCGGTGTCTTGGCGCATCTGCCACACGTCATTTGTGATTTGCAAGTTGCGTTCTTTAACTGCCTGGCGATCTTGCTTAAAAAGCTCTCGCTCGTCACGGCTCATGTCGTCCCAATGTTTCGCAGGCTGCGGTAAATCCAAGCGCATTTGCGACGGAAATTTAGCTAAAACAATGTTATTCGCCCAGGCGTGTTTAACAGCACGTAATGCATATTCATTTATCTCAAATGGCACATTCTGCAGTACATTCAACGCTTCCATAAATTTCGGCAAGCGTTTTGCACACAATGCGTCAATTGCCGTGTTTTGAGCTTCAGCACCGTTGCGTATGAGAGGTACTAATGCCGACAATTTGGGGTCGTGATAGACGCCTGACTTCGTTGATGTCCATGGCACCGGCTTCAGTTGAGCACCCCGCGCATCCTTGCCAGCTATTGGTAAAAACACTACTGCTGCCCACTCTATGCGCTCGTTGTGCGCCTCAAGGCTTGCTGTGCCAAGCGCACTAAAAATAACCCTTACTTCTGTTTTCAATTTACCATGAACTTTCACTGTCCGCTCATACCGTTCAAAGACTTTAGACGCGAGAACCGCGTTAATTAATGGCGTTGCTGCTGTGACTTTTCTCTCGGTCTTCCACTTCGTGTGCTCAATCAGCAGCCCCTGCACAAATCTTATTCTGCTATACAACGTTTTTTTCTCAAAAAGTTTCTTCTTTTGCTTCGCCTGATCAATATCTTCAGCGTCATCAAATTGCTGCCCAAGGAATTCTTGGTAGATGTGCTCGCCCATGCCAGCCATAACTGCCACAAAAGGCTTGTTATTAATCGCACCGCTTACGGCGCACTGAAGCGCTCGCAACGCTAGCACGTCACAGTTTAAGTCTTTGAGGTCGTCATACCACTTCATGCGTCTACCAGCCGATGCGCGCTCTTGACTCTCTATTTCGGCGCGAATGAAGTCTGCAACGTCTTGTTGCACTTCAGATATTACAATGAGCTCTGCTTGGCGATACTGCGGAGATTGTTTTGCTTGCTTTTTAGCGTGTCGTTGAAGTCCCAAAGTTTTTGACTCACGCTCGCTAATGTCTTGAACACTTTTCACTTGTTTTCTCCTAATTCGTAGTGAGTAACGCATGTCGCAAAATAATCACTGCTTCCCTCAATGGGGGGACACAATGATTATTTTATGTAGCGACAATAGAAAAAGACTCCCTTAAAACTTTCAGAGAGTCGATTCCATAAGTATTTATAACTCTAGTGCACTCACAATCGCGAACGCCTGCGATGGTTTCGTGTGAATATATCTAGCTGTTGTCGAAATATCTGTATGCCCCATCAGATCAGCAATGATCTTGATGGAAATATTCTTCTCGTTTGCTAGATATGACGCAAATGTATGCCGAGCACAATAAAAAACAAAGGACGTATCACCGGGCGCTATTTTTCTTCTAGCATTTTGCCAACTGTTGTAAAAGTCATGATGGTTGTAGTAATCAAAGGGGCGGTAACCTAAATTTTTTAAAGCTCGACTTGCTTTTTGATTAAGCGGCACTGTACGCCCTCGGCCATTTTTTGTGTTTTCTAACCGCACAGCCGTTCCGTTATCAATGATTTTTCCAGCGACTTCGTCATCGGCACTTGCTTCACGTTTATTTATCGACAGTATCTCTGAATTCCGCATTCCCGTGTTCATGCAGAGCTCTAAAAAGTCACCCATCTCTGGATAATCTGAGTCGGCGTAATAACGCTTCAATAGTGCAATCTCGCGTTCAGTAAAGTGTCGCCCGCGCTCAGTCGGTACGTTCTCATTTTTTATTTTAGGCTTGCCGCTCACCAGTCCATCATCAACGGCGGTATCGAATACTTTGCTGACTGCCGCTAGTCTTTTGTTTATTGTCGATTTACTCAAGCCACGCTTGTTTGAGCGCACATTAGGGGCCTCTTCGCGTAGCCATTTTGTGTACGTTTTGATGTCTCGTGCGCTGAAGTCAGACAGATCGCGGGAGCCGTTGTCATTAAAAGACATAAACTCTTGGAGCTTCTGGATGGATCTCTTGCAGTGGTGCCTGGTGGGCCAAATTAAGTGCGCATTGTCGCGGATGTAATCTCGTAGTTTCATAGCTTTTCTCCGTTAGGTTTTCCCTCAAAGTTTCCCTTGTTAAACTGTGGAAATAACAGTGCTTCATAAGAAAACTG